TTGCTCTAACCCTTCACTTGGCAGCATCCAAACTTCCATTAATCCAGGCCAGACGGATCTAAGCCCAAATACAGCTACAACGCGATTTTTGCCGATAGCTGCCCAGCTTAATTTAGGGTCTGCATTATCCCAAACATAGTCCAAGTAGTTTGGAATTATGCTTGCATAGAGTTGTTCGTGTTCTTTTAGGCGTAATTTTTGCAAATGCGCGTACATAAGCGGTACTATTTGCTCATCTTGGTTTATTTTAATGTCTGGAAATTGAATAAGCGGCATTAAAATATATTAAATTCTGTTGTTGCTGAGAATGTTTGTCCTCCAGCAAATGTTGTTCCATAGGTTCCGCGTCTTAATTTTCGTTGCTCCCCGCCCCCAAGCATTAGATATCCAAACGCATCGCCACAGTGCGAATGTTCGTTTTTAACAGGCATATCTTTAAAGCGCTCTTGCCCAGCTCCCAGGCTTTGTCTTTTAAAAAAGTATCCTCCAGAAAGTGATTTACGCAATCTATTGCATTTTTTATTAACCATAAGTCCAGGTTTACCCCCAACAAGTCTATTCATAGGCGCTGCGGCTGCTTCTCGACGCACACCAAAAGCGTTACTATCTGTTGGACTTGCTTTAAATCCAATAGATCTAAGGTGGTCAAAAGCGGTTACTTCATAAATTTCGTCGCGTTTATTACCAGCTGGATCGCCCCATATAACAACTTGAGCTTTATCAAATTTAGCTGCAATTGTTGCCAGGAGTTCCTGTCCAAAACGTTCAAGCCCCATGTTAAAAGTAACAAGTTCGTCAATAATACGCCAGGAACCACCAGCAGTACGCTGCCCAAAAATAGCCGCTGGTGTTAGGCCAAAGTCTACACCAATTTGCAATGGATATTCTGGATCATATTCAACATTACCACTCATAAGCTCATCATCATACTCAGGCCATACGGGTCTTCCTTCTTGAACAAACGTAAATTTGCCCTCTCCGTAGCATCTTATCCAATCAGCGTTTTTACCGCCTAAGAGCTGCTCATAATAGCCGTTAGGCAGATGAAGCTTGTTTTCTGCGCTAGGGTTTACCATCCACCATTTACCCCCTGAGAAGACAAATCCATTTGCTTCTGGGTTTTCTGGTAATTCTTTTGGGCCTACTTCAAGAACGCCCCCAGGCTGGCGAAAAAATTTCCAAGGAAACCGCCCTGTTATTTTATTTTTTTCAGACAAATTATGCCACCAATGATCAGAATCAGGCGGGTTTGTATCCATCCATATACCGTGCCAGGTAGCACCGCCATCAGCTTTTGTTGGGTATCGCCCTACTCTGTGGGTTAAACCGTCAATAACAGCCTTTGGAAGCTCCCTAGCTTCATTAACCCAGGCCCCAGTAAGCTCTAAAGACAGTAATTTACGCACATCTTGTGGCGTAGAAAGCGCCATAAATATAACTTCGCAATCAATACCAGGGGCATTATCTCTTGTTGGCAACTTTAAATGGTGTGTAATAGGTGGCTGCCAACGCATATTTCCCCAAGTATCTTCTGGAAACAATTCTTGCCAAGTTTTAATTGTTGTTGTTCTAAGCTCTGGATAAGTATTTCTAACGACAACAAAACGTGAATATCTAATACCGTCCCTAGGAGAAGGTTTTTGCCTAACTGCTCTTAACATTATTTCAGCAGCACAACCATAAGATTTACCACTACCAACTGGCCCCATTATTCCACGCACAAAACTCGAATCATGCAAAAACTTCCAAACAGTAGCAGACTTAGAAAAATCTAAATTTAAACTAGGTAATTTACTCATCTTTCTCCTCATAAGCAGTAACAACAGGCCCTGTCATATTAATCCCAACAATCGAAGGTTTATCAATATTACTTTCAACATCAAGCAACCCAGACGCTTTAGCTAATACACGCAGTACAGAAACCTTATCAAATAATTCAACCGTAACACCATGGGGCCCTACCGTTACCTTCTTAATAGCAGCTAACGCTTCGTCAGGTATCTTATCAATAGGCAAAACATCACCAGTATGAATATCAATAATATCCGTTACTCTAGCAGTACCCATTGCAATTAACTCAGAAGCAACAGCTTCCTTATTCTGTGCTAAAGTCTGAGAGCGCCCAATACGACGTTGAACCATCTGAGCGCCCCCGAACCTACCAATAGGTGGAATAGGCTTTTGCTTATCCCCCTTACCCATTAAAACGGTATCTTATCATCTAAATCTTTTCCTAGATCACCACTACTAGGAGTTGGCTTAAAGTTTCTATTTTCATCTTGCTCAAACAACTTAATCCAAGTCTCACCATCCGCATTAGGTGTAGGCAAACTATCCAACTTAATACTCATACCTTTTTCATTATCAAAAGCTATACCAACCTTATGCCAATACACCTTCTCTTGACCTGGCCTTTGTTTAGCTTGGACAACATTAAATATTTTATTCATGACTTCCTCCATATTATTATATTATTACCGATATCGCACTTACAAAGCATTAACAAGTTGTTTAATTAAATATATAAATTTAGTCCTGGGGATAATAACAACTAATTCTCCATCAACCCAAACCCTAAGACCATCAGGATAAACATGATATGTGATAATCGGTTTCATGAAATTTTGAAAAATAGTTCTGTGGGGGTAGTCAATAAAACGCGCGACCCCCAGGGGGCAAGGGTGTGTTTGATTTTAAAGCTCATACAGCGGCCTTTTATTATTGTCAGGTATGTCGGGCTATCTTTTGTCATTCCTGGCGCTCTCTGTCTATTTTAAGCAGTCCTACGGCTTGTGCAGCTAGACTTATTGATGCTTTGCTCTGGTCTTTGTGTGAAATCCAGTAACCCTGAGCAATTGAACTGGTGAAAAAGTTCTTAACGAGTAACTCAAAATCTTCATATAACATTGATAACCTTCTCACATCTTCCGAGTTAGCGCCAGCTTTCTCTAGTTTATGCTGCTCGATTGCTGTGTGTTCTGCTTCAGCTACTTGCATTTGCTGCTTACTACTTAGCCTGGAGCGTATGGTTTTCTCTAGCTTAACATTAACATCATATACAACTCTGTTGCTTGTGCTGCGCTGTCCTCTCCATAATGGATTAGCGTATACCATATAACCCAAGTCTCTTAATATCCTAACATGGTTACTTACACCGCTCCTGGTCATTCCAATGTCCTGGGCTATTCTTAATTGGCTCACAAATGTTCTTCCCATAAAATCACAATAGGAACAATAAGCTGCCAACACTCTTAAAGTTTGTCCTCTGATGCGTGGATCTTTTAAGGCTCTGATTGGTACAATTGCAAACTGCCTGAGATCCTTGGCTCTTAGTTCAACTGGTTTCATGTTTGTACTTCTCAATATCTTCCTGGTCAATTAAGTTAGCATCAATCAACCTTTGATAACCTTTGCCACTGATATAACTTTCAGCTACTGGCTGCGCTGTTTTAATTCTTTTAGCTGCAATATGATCTGGATCGAACTTAGTAACGCTTGACGATTGGCTAACCATTTTATTAATACTTATTGAATCTTTAACAGCTGCCATAAATATCTTTGTTGTTGGCCAGGAACGTCCAGGGTTTTTCTTTCTGATTGAAATACTCATTTTATCAAAAGTCCTGGTAAAGTCTTCACCTTTTAAACCTCCTGGTAATTCTGAATTAATGTCCTGAACCAAGTTATTCATTTCTTCCCTGGCTCGATCTTTTGTAAACGTGCCAGGCATATCATATTTGCTGAGAGTAGTTTGCAACCATCTACCAATTAATGTTGTTCTTTCACTGTAATCCAATTTCTTTCCTTTCGTCTGCTAATATCCAGTTCATTTGGTCCTCTTGTGACATTGCTTTGAATTGTGTGTCTGTAAGTTCATCTCTCCACCTTTCCTGGTTTAACCACGTTGCAAAGAGTGGAATAAATCTTTGCTCCTGGTTTTTGTATATTTCTATAAAATTACTAATTGATATCAATATAACATCAAAATGAACCTTACCCCTTGCCTTGATATAAGCTTGCTCCGCTTTTCCTGTTCCTACCTTCTTTGGATAGATATCCCAAATGGTCTTAAATTCTTTCAATAACTCACGCTCTTTTGGAGATACTTTAGTATCTCTTTTAATAGTAGTTATGGTTTTGGTTTTGGTTCGTTGTCTAGCCGTTGGGTAAGCCGTTGATACGTCCGTTATAACGTCCGTTGACTCCTCTTTGTTAGAAATCAATAACTTAGCCTTAGCACTAGCCCTACCAGCGGAACGCTTTTGATCAACGTTTTCTTGCACCTGTTGAAAGACCTTTTTTTGCTTTTTTTGCGTCCATTTATCATTTTCTAACGTCCAAAAAGATAAGATTGTTTCCTTAACCTTTGCCCATTTACCAGGCGTTAACCCTACCATAAGCGCAAGCCTTTTATCATCATTCGGCAAACTGCAATCTGGCGTTCTCCAAGCAAACATTAATAATCTAAAGTAAATTCCGTGTTCCTCGTTCGTTAAGTGTTGTGTGTCTGCAATGTAACTATCTGTCCAGAGTGGCATTGCTGGGTATTTTGCCATTTCTTTTTACCTTTGCTTTAGGTGAGGCATGTGATACATGGGACTCACTGTTCATTTTTTCCGTTCAGTTGGTTTTGCTACAATAAAACCTTTAAACCCTCGGTTCTCCATGACTGAGGGTTTTTTACTTTCCAATTAACTTCTATTGCAAGCAGCGGATCACCATACTTTTGTAACGCCGTTACTCGATAGACCTGAGCGTCATCAAAATAAACAATACCGTTTAATGCATCTAGCGCAATCTTAACAATATTATCTATATCGGGTCGCTTTGGCCAAATTAAATGATGAGCCGCTAATTCCTTTTTTTTCTTTGTCCAAGACTTAGGAACCTCAAACTGAGCATTTATTTTTACCTCACAAAAATCCGAAAAGGGTTTTAAGTCTTTTAACCACATTGCTTCCTGGGCAGCTGCCTTTAATCTGGTTTCGTAGTCCCGCGTTTTCTTAGGTGTATAAGCAAACCCTTTTCCAAATCTAGGTCTACCCTTTCCAACTGGCTGGCCTAGCTCTAATACATAAACACTCTGCATTTTCAAACCTTATGCCTGGTTAACCAACCAGACACACCTTTGTTAGTCGTAACAACACGGTTATTGTTTAAACCTGAATCAATTAAATTCACAGCAAGAACAGCTTGACTTATTCCTTGGCGCTTGCTTTCAGAATCAAGTTTAAGCTTGATATCCGTCGGAACACGCAGAAAAAAGCCTTTAAACTC